GTCATGTCTCGGATTGCAAGAGATACGACAGCGGCTAATAATCGGGCTTCAGGTTGTGAGTCCACGTTTGGCCTTTTCGATTGCTCGGTTGATCCAGCTTGGCGGGGTGGAGATTTCAGCAGAGACGTAGTAGATCGACTGGTATGGGTGGGAGACATAGACAGCGTTAATGGCTGCCCTGTCGTCTGGCCCTAGTTTCTGGACTACAGCATCAACGATCTTCGCGTCTGTCTGATCTGCTAGCGGCTCTTTCCGCTTCCATGCTGCCCAATTGTGTAGCCTCGACTCCACAGAACCTCCCTGATAGTGCGCGGAACCGTTCAGCCCCGCAGTGGAAACAAACATAAAGTTCGACAACAGAATGCTCAGTGATTGATTGATCGACAAGTCTGAAATCATTTTGGCAAGTCATGGCTTAAGTACCTCAGTTCGACGATCCTTGCACACTCTCTCAGCTTTGATACGTTCGTTCGCTTCATGACCTCGATTGCGATTGCAACGAAGGTTTCGACTTCAGCACGTTCATCGTCACCCCACCCGATCAGTTCTGCAATACAAGACTTGAGACGCTCGTCCTTTAGCTTTGCGATTGTCTCAACGACATACTCCAGGTCATCTCTCGACAGACTGTTGCGCTGCTGGACGAGTTCTATCATCCGTCCAGCGATCTGATCGACAGTGATCGGGTCTTTACGCATTCCTCTCCTTTAGCTTTGCTTCGGCAAGCATGAGAAGGTGCTCACAATCTTCTTCATCCATGTAGGTAGCTTGTTTCAGCAGTGCTGCGCGTTCATCGTCCGTCAGCCCAACCCACTCTTTCGGCTCAGTGTACAGCGGCACCGTATGCGGTGGGTCTGGCTCCATCACAAAACAATCGGGCCAGCCGTGGATTCTTTGGTCAGCGTATGCGACAGGCTTTCCCGGAGCCGCTTGCTCTAGCGAGAACGCCTGCCCCATCTGCTCTGCCGTGTATGTGGTGATCGACCCATCAGGCCACTTGACCCATGCGCCACCGTCAATGGATGTCGTATAGACCCGGCACAATTCGTCGCTCTCCATGCACCGGACGTAGGTGCCGCGCCGATACGGCTTTGGTGCTGCTGGCGGTACGGTGTACAGCGGTCGCACGTTGAAACCGTTCTCTCGTTTAATGTCAGCATAGTCCTGAGTCATCCAGTCTCGGATCACCTCGTCTCGGTTGTCTGACAAAAAGTCGTACATCCAAGCCACCGGCTCCTCACCCTGCTCGATGGCAGCGCGGAGGGCGGTGATAGCGTTTTCGTTGCGCTCTTGTCTGAACGGATCTTCTGTAAACATTGGAAAGCGTTCGCCGTTGCCGTTCATGCAGTAGTTAATAGGCTGGTTTGCTTCCAACGCTTTCAGCGCCTGCTTCATTGTCTCAATGCTCATCTACGCCTCCACAAAAACCGCAACGTCAGTCCATCAACAAAGTTCTTCTTGAACCGCGTCTCCGGTGCCCAGATCACATAGCCAAGCAGGATGCCAACTGCCCAGCCGATGAAGAAGTAAGCGGTCATTTCTCACCTCTGGCTTTAGCGATGGCCGCGCGGGCTGACACTACTACATCATCCGGTGCCAGCGTCTGCCAGCCGAGCATATCTTCCAGCGCCTCCATCAGTTCAGCATTTATCCGTTCCAGTCGGTCAACCTGCGCCTTAACTGCAATCTCACGCTCTGCGCCCATGCCAACCAATCGGGCCTGCTCTTGGAGTTCGTTTAGTAGTTCGTCTCGGTTCATCGCTCCAACCTCCCATCTGGATTGCCATCACCGTCAACACTGACAGAAGTGGCTGGGAGTTCGTAGGTAGACCAGCGGTGACCGCACTCCACGCAATCCCTCAACCGCCACTTCCAGCCGTACCTAGTGTCCCTGCGGCTCTCCTTCACCTGTGATTTCCAACTTCCACACTCAGGACACACGATTTTCCCCTGTAATAATGATCGGAACTCGGTCGCCAAACCCTGCAAATGTCAGCCTCTCCAACCGGCAGTAAAGCGTTCTGCGGATGATCTGCTTGCCGTTGAGAGGTAACCGCTTGCCTGTCAGGTGGTAGTCCACAATTCCCTTGCAGTCAGCGATTAGCGACTCAACTATTTTCTGCTCGTTTGTCATGACTGTGTATTAGGGGAAACCCGTAGCTTTTCTTTAATCTCTGCCAGTGCAGCCCGACCAACATCCGTCTGAACCTTCGGGGCTGGCAGTGCGTCGTAGGTTCTGTGCTCTACTCGGTCGAAGTCTCGATACATCCGCACAAACTCTGCAAGGCTTGGCGGCCATTGCCGGTCTAGTGTTGGGAGCGTGTGAAGGATGCGCTTGATGATTTCTACGTTTGCCGACTCAAGGAACAACTGCCAGGACTGATTTGCCGCCATGATTGCGTTGTCATCGTCTAGGTACATGGATTTGACCTTTTGCGCCCCGTAGAGAGTCGCAAGGTGCGTCATCATCCGTTCAGCGAGAGGGTAGGCGTCTGACATTGGCATCACCCATGTTAATGACTCGTCCAAAGATCAAATCCTCTTTCTTAGCTGGCTTCTTAGGCGCAACCCAGTCAGCCTTAAATCCTTGCCAGTTACGGTCTACACACTCGTTTAAGGCTTCCTCTAGCGTGTAGCCAGCAAGATCAGCCTCTGTGCGTATCCGCTGCACAACTCTCTCGGTGACGATGGCTTTCTTCTGCTTCCGATGCGCCAAGAAGTCCTGCCAACACCCTTCTGATACGTCGTCTGGTTTCATTTGCACCTCCTGACGCAATCGTAAAGGGGTTTTGTGCTCTTGTGTAAAAAACTTTTCTATCGATTGTCCGTTAGCAATAGGGTCTGCCTAACAGTGTTTTCTCTGAGCATAGTTCCCCCAGGGTGGTAGCCCCCAGCGTAGCTGGTCTGGCTTCCACCTCTCCCACTGCTGTCATCCTGTGACAGAGCCAGAGTACCTAGCGGCTGCGATTTATCCGTCTGTGCTTGGTCTACCACCCGTTCAGCACATACGTTATCCAGTCCCTCGCAGACAGGCTGGGAGGCTCGCAATCAGGGTGTCAGATTGGCCTGTGTTTTCTTCCGCGCAGCCCATGCAGGCTCTTGATCTCGCTCGGAGTGCGGTTGGCCGTAGAAATGAAAAAACCGTCTAGGCTGACCCCGGTGGAAGAGCCCCAGTTTGCTGCTAGGGCCACCCCTCTCGGGGTCGGAGTCAGGCTAGACGGTTCTGTCGGCTTCCACACCAACAGGAACCATCTTACATCAGAAACAGTTCGTATTGCAATTGCTGCCGTAACAACAAGTTGTACAAGTGACATACCTGCCGTTGACGAAGTACGTGTGCGTGCTGCAAGCAGCGTAAGCAACACTCGCCACCAGAGAGAACAACAGACCTATTGCTACCTTCTTCATCTCAACCTCACTTTCAACATAGCGTCAGCCATTTCATAACAATGCTCTGCAACAACCAGATCGTCGTCTCCATCTGCCCACTCTGGTGGATATCCCCCAGTGTGTGCATAGATGCCCTGTAAAGCCTTTGCCGCAAAATAGTCTCGCACAGACATCCCTGCATCGCTAACAGAGTTTTGGCCCCCTAATGCTGGCGCAAGGTTTGGATGCAACGGAAACGCTGGGCCACTTTTGTCCTGACTCATTTTCACCTCCTTGTAGTGGAAAACACCTGCTATAGAACCTTTTCCCCGCACTACTTGACACATTTCCCGTCGGGATTCCCGCTTTTCCCGTCGGGATTCCCGCTTTTCCCGCCACGGGAAGTTTCGGGAACTTCAGCACTACTTGACACTGAACCTGCCAGCCTCGCACAGAGCAACCAACGTCTTGCGGAACGCATCCTCCCAAGCCTCCCGCCGCTCCTCTCCTGTCATCTTCGACCCCTGGTCGATGGCAAAGTGACAGTGCTGACAGAGTGCCGCGGTAAAACAGTCGTGTGCTTTCATCCCCATCCCCTTACCGTATGCACCCCAGTTCGCATGAGCAGCTTGTGTCTGACCGTCCAGACCACATCGCTGGCAGGATAGAGAGGCAACAGCCTTCAACCATGACTTACTGCGGAACATCAATCACCTCAACATGACAAGAGTGATGCAAGCTAGTCTCTCGACCGTCGCGCTCCACAACGTGCCGCATACCGGACGGGGTTCTGATCTCCAGACGCAGGTAGGTATACACCTCACCTGTCCGTAACAGGATGAACCGCTGTCCCGGCTTTACTCTTCGCACTCGCGTGACACCTTTTGATTTCATTCTCTAATTCCCGCCTTGCTGGCATCCCTCTGGCCTTCTCAACCTGCTCTAGATGCTCTCGGCGCTTTTTGATCGGCCACTTAAGCACAGTGACAGCCTCGCAGTGCAATGCGTACTCTCGTGACTGCAAGCCAACTACGGCGCCATTAGGGAGAGTGACGAGTCTTGCGTTGTCATGTCGTTGGCCGCACGCAAAACAGACATCTCGTCCGTCTGCGTCAACCCGTGATTGATCGCCCATGCTAAAACCTGCTCAACGTAGTCGGAAAACTGTGCCTTCGTCAGCCCTGTAGTCGTCGGCTCTGCCTCCATCACCTGACCGTTGGGCAACTCCAACATCCTCCCAGGCAGATAGCGAGTCTTGAAGTAAGCGTGCCAGACATCCTGATCGTGAGTCTGACCCTGAGGACGTATCTGCTCGCTGATCGCTGATAGTGTGGCCCAATAGAACGAGTTCTGGGCGCTTGTTCTGTTGGGTGGCTCTATCCGTACCACCCAGCCATGCCGAGCGGTTTTGACGGCTTCTACAGCCCTCTGGCGGGCGGTGTCGTGCGCTAGTGTGAAGATCATGACCATTGCTCCGACATTGCCTTAGCAACCCCGACGAAAGTTCTGCTTCGCTCCTTCCACCTCTCAGGACCTGGCGGCATCCTGTGAATTCGTTGCTCTCTGCCGTCGACTATGTTCGTTGGTTTTAACAGCGGCAAATTCTTAAGCCACAAGCACGTTGCTTTAGTCTCGCCGTGACCAAACATCCAAGGCTGGATAATTTGATCTGGCTTGCGGATGTGACTGCTGATGATGCTGACAGGGTTTTCAAGTGCAATTCTTTCAACAGGAGCATTTAGCAACAGTCTCACAAAGTCCAAGGCTTCCTCTTGCTGTGCCTTCTTGTCTTTAAACCATCTCGCACCGCTGACCGCTAGATGAGTGCAAGGAGGATGCGCGATCATCAGATCCCAGCCGTGGTCGAGCACGTCTCGCACATCCCCTTGATAATGGTCTCCTGATGCAGTTGATTCGCATGGCAAAAGGTCACAAGAAAGCGCGTAATGACCTACACGCAAAAAAGCATCTCTGACCGTTCCGCTGTATTCGCAAGCCACTAGAACTCTCACAGTTCCACCTCTTTCAACTGCCAACGGTTGCCTTCCTTGAACCACCCATGTAGCACCACCCGCCACCCTGAACGAATCATCTCAGGGTAAGCCTCGGCTTCCTCTATCTTGTGCCGACGTTCTGACAGATGACCCTTGCTAGTCACCTGGATTGCTACCGTCTCGCCATGACCGATTGCAAGCAGGTCAATGCAGCCCCAGAGGTCGTGCTTTCGCTTGGTGAACGAGTTGTAATGCTCGACCAGTGCTACCTGATAGCCATGCGAGACATAGAGAGCCTTCGACCGAGCAGTCAGGCTAGACATTTTCGATCTGCACATCGATGTTGGCGTACTGCGGACACAGATCACCCAGCTTGACCACCCCTCCCGTCAACTCCTGAATCTGCAAGGCTCGCTTGATCGGCACCCCTCTCGTTTTCCACCCGTTCACTGCCTGTTTGCTGACATGCAACTGCTCACACAACTTCCCCTTCGTCCCTACCAGGGCAGCGGCTAGGTTGATCGCATCGTTCGGTGTCATTGCAACCTCAAATTGTAAAAGTTGTAAAAAATGGAACGTCCTGCTTGACCTCTGGATGAAGTCTACTGTACTATTCTTTCACCGTCAACAAACAACAACCGAGGCAAACATGAACACATATAACGTCTTTTTTGAAGGAATTTTCTGGGGATACGCTTGGGCTGATACCGCTTGGGAGGCCATCCAGAAAGTTGCCGGGGACGACGCCTACGACACAACCGGCGCTCGTGACTACCGTTGGTCAGTAGATTTATTTGCCTGAAAAGGAACAAACATGGACTTGTACTGGATTCGTGAAGACAACTACAACGACAGTCTCGAGCGTCAGCAAGAGCAGGAGAGCGACGAGATTGCCTGCTGGATTGACTCGGCGTCAGTCAAGGAAATCATCCAGGTCTGGGGCGACCTAGACCGCGATACCGACATCACCACCGACCAAGTGATTGAGATGGTCTGGAACGGTGAGGATGCGAAAGCAAAGTTCAAGCAGCGCATTCAGGAACTGGCAGAGAAGCAGTTCGATACCTGGAAGCAGTCCTCCAAACTCGCATACAAGGCTTGCAAATGAAACATCTCGCAATCATCGCAGCAGGAGTAGTCCTCGGCATCACAGCAGTCGATTGGAGTATCGGTTCAACCTCAACGATAGGAGACCTTGTTTGGCAACTCATCTCACGGATTTAGACTTCAAGTGGATACCAGCGGCAGCAACCAACGTCGAACTAACCTGGAGAAAGTTTGGCTACATCCCGCCCAGCCAGCAGCATCAGTACCAACAAAAGTGGAAACGATTCAAGGATAACAACCATGAAACAGATCGCAGCAGCACTAGTCAAATCACAGAAATCGTTCGGCCCAGCACTAAAATCAAGTTCTAACCCGCACTTCAAGTCCCGCTATGCGGATCTGGCGGCCTGCATAGAAGCTGTCATTGACGGGCTGAACGGGAACGGCATCATGCTTATGCAGCAGACGCACGAGTGCGAGGACGGAGTGATCGTCGAGACCGTATTCGTTCACGAGTCTGGCGAAACACTGTCGGCCGGCAAGCTCCACGTCCCTGCTGCAAAGCAAGACCCACAGGGCTACGGCTCGGCCCTGACCTACGCTCGTCGCTACAGCCTGATGGCAGCGTGCGGCATCGCTCCAGAGGACGATGACGGGAACGCAGCGGCAAAACGCCCAACACTCGACCCAGCACCATACGTCAACCAGTTGATGAAATGCGCGACGTTAGACGAACTCAAGACGATCTACGGTCATGCCTACAAAGCCCATCAAGGGACTGAAGCAATGAATCTGATCGAAGCAGCTAAGAACAAACGCAAAAACGAACTCATGGAGGTGAAATGATGCAACCCGCAATCCTGCTGAATGACCAACAACGTGCCATGCTCCGCGCTGCTGCTCGAGTCGGACGCGACTATCAACACGACAACAAGGAACTGGAGGTAGCCATCGCCCAGGTCAAGAACATCAACCCTGGCGCCTTCTACAACCCCGACACGCTGATCCTGCGGAAGTTTTTTCACGCTCCCAAGTTCCCGATCCCACATCAGTCATGGGTGAAAGCATGAACTGGCCTGGACTAGCTCGCAGCACCGATCCTCAGACCAGCCACGAGGCAGCAGGCAGCATCGATGCCAACCGGCTTGAGATGGTCGTGCTGGCCGAGTTTAGAAACGCAAAGAAGGGGTTGACCGCAGACGAACTAGCCAAGCGTCTGCCAGGACTCCCGCTCAACACGATAACGCCCCGTATAGCTCCGTTGGTGAGGAAAGGCTACCTGATGCCTACCGGACGCAGGAAAGCCGCTTCTGGACGGTTTCAGAGGGTTTTGGAGTGGGTGGAGCCTGATAACGAGGAACAGTCGCTGGATTACTTCAACCGATATATTGCCGGGGATCGCTGATGGAACAGCGCACAGAACAGTGGTTTCAGGACAGGCTGGGTCACGCAACAGGCTCTCGTGCTGCCGACATTCTTGCAGGCAAGGACACGCAAGCAAGGAAAGGATACTTGACCCAACTGGTCACGGAGCGACTGACGGGTCGAGCACAAGATTCGTTCGTTAACGCAGATATGCAACGTGGGATTGATGTCGAACCGCTTGCAAAGGCTGCGTATCAAGCGAGTTACGAACTAACGGACGATGTTGGGTTTGTTAAGCACCCGATGATCCGTTGGTTTGGTGCTAGCCCTGATGCTCTGGTTGGGTCAGACGGTCTGGTGGAGATCAAGTGCCCGCGGTCAACGACACACCTCGACTACATCCAGAGCGGCAAACCTCCTGCAAAGTATGTCCCGCAGATGATGGCGCAGATTAGCTGCACCGGCAGGAAATGGGTGGACTTTGTGTCGTTTGATGACAGGTTCCCCGAGCATCTTCGGTTGTTTGTAGTCCGGTTCCAGCCGACAGAGGAGGAGATCGAGAAGTTCGAGAGCAAGGTCAAAGAATTCCTAACCGAAGTTGATAACTTAATGGAGAAACTATGCCCATCGCATACGAAGTAATCGCTAGTACCGGAACCTACACAAACAAGCAGGGAGAGGAAAAAAAACGCTGGCAGAAGATCGGCGTTGTCATGCAAGGCCCGAAAGGTCTGACGCTGAAATTAGAATCCGTCCCCGTTGGCTGGGATGGCTGGGCTACCCTTGCGGAGCCAAAAGCAAAGGACGAAATGCCGTTTTAAATCATTGATAGGGCTGCGGAGCGTACTTCCTCGACACGGCGCTCCCAGCCTTTCCCGAACACCTCCCACGTTTTGAGTTCTTTCAGGAACGCCAGCCGCTTGTCGCAGTACAGGTTCACAAGGTCATTCGGAACCATCGCCTGTGCAACTCGCAGCGTCATCGGCCCGATAACACCGTCAGGCTGCACTCCAACAGATTCCTGAAGCCACTTAGAGGCTCTGCCAACACCTGAGTTGATTGATGCGTCAAACACGCAATAGTCGATCCCCGCTGGAAGATCGTCGCCCTTCACGCGATCCCAATATTTCGTTTTGTAGAGCGGAGCAACATCGTCATGCGTCAGTGCTTTCATATCGTCAACACTGACAGGATGACCGCAAAACTCCTCCCAAACCTTCTGCGTGCAGCCGTGGTTGGTGGCGCCGCCTGGGTCATCCTTGTGATTGACGAAGCCTCCCTCGTGATGGAGGACGCGAGCGAGCGAGTCTTTCCAGTTATCAATCATTTCTTCATCAAGTCCTTCTGTTGACTGGAGTTGGACGAACCCAACCAGAAGTTGTACACGCTGGCAGTCTCTCGAGCCAGGACGCCCAGCAGAAGCATCATGACATCGCTACCTGTCAGCGTCATATATCCCAGCGCAGAGCCTACAAGTAGCCCAAAGAATCCGGCAACGGTGACGATAGACAGCACAGCAGGGATGCGGCTGCGCGTGGCTACTTGCATCTCTCGTGCGGACTTCGTGTTCTCGACGTTTAACTCAAACAGTTTCGTCTGCTGAGCCATCTTCGCCAGTTCACCGTCCTGCTCTAGCTTTGCAAGCTCCCGTTTGGCAGCTTCAGCAGCAGCAGGGTCAGGCAAGACTCGATCAAGAATCTTGCCGCCAACCTCAAGTAGTGGGCCGAGTGGAAGCATCATCTTTTTCCTTTGCAACAAAGTTAGCCGCGGCATAGGCCCCCTTCCTGCCTACCAACCCGCCGACAGCACCGATACACAACAACATGATGTCTTTCAGGATCGCAAGGAACTGCTGGTCGATAGGGCTGATGCGCTCGAGGTCATGCTCGACGAACATCACCGCATAGAGGATGGCTGCAACACTGCCGAACAGAATAAAGTTCAGCGTCAGCACCACCACCGACCACGTTCTGACTTCAATCTGTTCTGTGTTCATTTGCTTATCCCTGCAAGCGTTGCCATCAGCACTACAACAAAGAACATGACACCGGCGAGGTACTTCACTGGTTTGCCTGATACCAAGACCAGATGTAAGCGGCAGAATGGTAGAAGATGATGCCGCCGATCCCTAGCACTACAGCCAGCAGCATTCGCTCTTTCCGCTGCTTAAGACGTAGTTCGGCATCTTCCTCGGCCTTCTTCTTTGCCGCCAACTCAGCAGCTTTGCGCTTCTGGATGATAGCGTTGCGCTCCCGTTGGATCTCGTCCCAGATGTCTGCTTGTCCTGACCAGATGAGATACTGCTTCAACTCATCGGTCATGTCGCGGATTTTCTTCGCAGCAATGACGGACTCAAGAGCCTCTGACATTGCAGACTTCTGCTGTTGCTCCGGCAGTTTTGCTCGTTCATCTGTTGACGCTTTCTGGATCTGATCCTGCGCGTCAAACAGTTGCATGAACTCGCCTAGACACTCTTTGGCGTCTTTACCAACCTGGATGGCTTGTTTGATGCCTGCGACCGCAGCCTGTGCAGCAGCAAGTGCGACCGCGATCTCTACCATCTCACACCTTCATAACAAGCCCAAGCAGTAACGCAATGATAAACGCAGCACTGCCGATCAGTATCTGCTCAAGACGCTTTAGACGAGCGTTGATGCCCTCATAACGGACAGCGCAAACTTGTTCATGCGTCATTAGCTTAGCCTCGACTTCGTTTGCGGTTGTCATGTCTTGATGATGAAGTAAACACCCAAGTAGGGTGGTAGATTAGCATTCGTGCCAGACGATCCGGTTGACCCTGTCGTGAAGGTGTGCGTATGCGCTCCAGCAGAACTGGACAACCCAGCGTTAACACCAGTCGTTCCAGCAAGAATATAGCTTTCAGAGTTAGCCGACCACGCGAACGCACTGACTGAGTTGCTGCCATCAACAGACGGGCCTGCTCCTGGAGTCGGCGCACC